GTGTGAAGCCCTACTACGAGCGAGACGGCATCGTGATCTATCACGGTGACTGCCGCGAGGTGCTGCCCACGCTGGGGCCGGTAGACGTCGTGCTGACGGACCCGCCGTATAACTCCAAGAATATCGGCCCAAACGAACGCACGTATGAGAACCATGAGGTACTGAGCGATGCTGACTACCAGATATTCTGTGAAACCTGGTTCGATCTAACGAGCGCCCTTACGAAGCGCCTAGTCTTCACGCCGGGCATCAAGTATGCCTGGAATTACCCTGCCCCACTTTGGATGCTCTGCTGGCACAAGCCTTCAGCCGTCGCCTACAACCGTATGCGCGGGCTCAATGCGTGGGAGCCAGTGCTGCTCTATGGATACCCACCGAAGAAGTGGCACGGCCAAGACTACTTCCGCCAAGACCCCCTGAACTTCTCCAAGGGACCCGAGCGCGACCATCCTTGCCCGAAGCCCATCACGCTCTGGCGCTGGCTGGTACAAAACTGTTCGGCGGAGGGCGAGACCATCCTCGACCCCTTCATGGGCAGCGGTACGACGCTGCGAGCAGCGAAAGACCTGGGGCGCAAGGCCATCGGCATCGAGATCGGGGAGAAGTACTGCAAGATCGCCGCCCAGCGCCTAGCGCAGAGCGTGCTGCCCCTCGCGCCCCGCCCCGCCCCGGCTGGGCAGGCGAAGCTGGAGGGCGTGTGATGGAGCTGATTCAGGGCGACTGCATCGAGCATATGAGCCAAATGGCTGCCGAGTCAGTAGACCTCATCATCGCTGATCCGCCCTACGGCATCGCATATCAATCTGGGCATCGCTCCAAGCAGGAACGCGAAGCGATGATTGGTGACTACGGCAACATTCTCTGGCGACTGCTCCCGCTAGTTCAGCGGATTCTCAAGAAGGAGGGCGCATTCTATCTGTTCTGTCGCTTCGACGTTTCGCCGGACTGGTGGCACATGGTTGGGAACTACCTTCGACCCCTCAACAAACTCATTTGGGTCAAGAACAACTGGGGCATGGGCGATCTGAAGGGCAACTGGGCTAGTCAATATGAAGAGATCATCTTCGCCGTGAAGGGGCGGCACTTACTCAGGAACGGACGGCCCTCAAATGTCCTATTCGCGGATCGCATCGCAGCCCAGGCGATGGCTCACCCGACCGAGAAGCCAGCCGCCTTAATGCGCCAACTCATAGAAGCGAGTACGTCGCCAGGAGATCTTATCCTTGACCCTTGCTGTGGTGTCGGCCCTGTCCTGGTGGCAGCAGAGCAGACAGGGCGAAGAGCAATCGGCATCGAAATCAACCCTCAATTCTGTGATGAGGCTGAGCGACGATGCGGGAGCAACCTCGTATTGCGGCCCCAGGCCGTGCGGAGGGCGCAGCAATGACCCGCCAGGATGCCCCCAGGCGTCGCCAGGGCGCGCCTAGCGCCTTAGTCCTAGCGGAGCGGGCAACAGAGACACAGCCTAGGCCCAGAAGGAGGTAGGAGCATGAGCGACATCACACGCTACAGCGATACCATCCCAGGAACAGAAGGCAACTATACCTGGCCAGTTCGCTTCGATAAGACTACTGGCGGCTACCTGGGCATCACGCAGGAGCACGACGGAGGAGAGCCGAGTGAGCGCGTTCTTCTATCACGTCGCCAGGTGAGTGCCCTGATCGCATTCTATCAAGGAAAGAGACGGGCATGAGTGAGCCGCAGACCCTGGAAGAGGCGTTCGGCAGGGTACAGACAACGACGGCCTATACGAGGTCATCGGCGGGCGTGGCCGCCGCGCTAGAGGACGCGGTCCGCGCCCTGGCCCTGGCGGTGCTGGAAGAGGCCGTCCGTGATGGCGGGCAGGGCCTTGGGTCTAGTAGGCTGCGCCGACGCATCGAGGGGCTGGGCAAGGCACCGTGAGAGGCAAGAACAATGGCGTACCCGTGCAGGCCGATGTGCCGCAGGGCTGGCAGGTGCTCCGCTACGGGGACCGCGAGCAGCCCTGGACGCTGAGCTTCAGGCTTAGCTACCAGAACGACCGGCACCAGGGGTGGGGGCGGAGCGCCCAGGTGATCAGGTTCTGCGGGACGCTGGCCGAGGCGGAAGCGAGGAGCAAGCAGACGCTATGAAGGAGGGAAACATGAAGCGCATACAGAGCGACACCGGCCCGTTCGCCATCATCCCAGAGTGGCTGCTAGAGAGCGGGGTAAGCGATCGCGCTATCCGCCTGTACGGGCTGCTGGCGAGGTGCGCTGATGCAGACGGGGGCAGCTATCCGAGTCGCGCCTACCTGGGCAAGAAGGCTAACTGTTCCCCAAGTTCTGTTGACCGTGCGCTGGGCGAGTTGGTGAAAGCGAAGGCACTACACATACAAGCTAGGCGCGATGGCGACCCTAAGTACAAGGGCCAGCTAACCAACTACTACACGGTGTTCAGGAGGCTACCTGACGACACCCCTATGCAAGACAGCGGCCCCCCCCTATTCACCGGTGACGAGGAGAACGAGAGCCATGTTAACGAGAGTACGGCTTCGCTCGATCATTCAGAGAATGATCTCTCTCAGCCGCCACCAGCGGCGGCTTCTGAGGTTGCGGTTTTCAAGGAGGTCGTGACCGAGTACCTAGCTGCTAACAAGGGCAACCGGGTAAGCGCCCTCGTACGCATCGGTGACAGCCTGGGGTACGAGCGAAATGGAGGTTTCGCCGCCGCGCTCGTGAGGGACTTCCACGAGAAGCTATCGAGTATGCGAATGGTCGATGCGATGGTAGCGGGTATCACGGCCAAGGGAGATCCCTGGGCATATGTGAGGAAGGCGCTAGATGGAGAAGCTAGGCGAGGTGCTGGGTGGGGCCAGCAAGCAGGAGCGCAGCCAGCAGAAGGAACTGGCGGAGGCCTTAACATCGTCAGCCGCGAGGAGGTTGAAGCAGCGCTCAAGGCCCGTGCAGATGAAGCCGCTGGCGCTGGAGCGGGGGCTGATACCGGACAAGGATCGTCCGTACCTCTACCGTGACCCGAGCAGGCCGGAGTTCTTGTTCACCGGAGCTATCGTGATGGTGAACGAGGAGGAGATAGAGTGCTGGACTTGCTGGGATGCCCGGATCGTGAAGATGGCGCCGCCGGCGACACGGCCCTCGAAGGGGGCCTGGGATCACGAGCTAGTGCCCTGCGACCAGTGCGGGGAGGGCTAGGACTTGGCTAGACAGCGTTTGCAGATGTTCAGCTTATCCGTAAGGATGCCGCGATCTTTAACGAGTAGCTCCGGGTCGCCCGCCATCGTGAAGTTACGCCCATTACAGAGGGCTTGGTGACTGCCCGGGCTAGCCTCCCAGTGAACGACGCCCTCCCAGGCTGCGCCCACTGACACGTTGTCTTTGCCGACGTAGCCAACCCTGCGTTTGCTCACGCCCCCACCTCCTGGCCCCTAGCCTGGGCGATAACAGGTTGGGCGATTGCCCTAAAGTCTTTGCCCCCTTGGTGCCGACCGAGCTGCACTACCTGTTCCAGCGCGTCCAGCATCGCGGGCGCGGCCTTGTGCATGGGGCAGTAGATCAGCCGCCCAGACAACCTCGCCATCAAGACATGTTCCCTGGCACTGCGCTGTACGTCCCATTTCTCTATGGTGCAGCCGCAATCAGGATCCTCTTTCATCTCCTGCTCCTTACTCTCGGTCTCGCTTCCTGGGCTCCTGCCACTGGTAGCTCTTGCACCTAGGGCAGGACTTAGGCTGGGGCACGGCCGGCGTCCAGGCGTGCCCACAGCGCTTACAGGTGACGCTAGGCATGGGCGGGCTCTTCACGGTAGAAGAACTGGCTGGCCTTGTTCGGGTTGAACGGTTCGCCGGTGAACGTGCGCGTCCACTTAACCTCGCAGCCGCGACAGCGAGCGTCCCAGAAGAACGAGAGTACCTTGTGGCCCGTGGCCTGCTCGTGCTCCATAGTTGCTGTGCCCATGCTGGGCGCTCCGATGCTGGCCTCCTGGGTGAAGCCCATCGCTTCTACCTGCGTGTCCGTCATCTCTGCCATCTCCTGCTCCTCTCCTGTGGGCTTCCAGTCGGCCCTAGCGCCCGCACCAGTCGGGGACCGCGCAGGCGTCAGGGTCGCCTAGCGCAGCTGTGGTGTGGGCTTGCGGATACGAACGTCGGCGCCGGGGTTGCGGGCCAGTATTGCTGCCCGAACCGTGCCCTCTAGTACCGTGGCCTTGAACGCTGTTGGGAGTGTGTCGGTGCCGAAGGCCCGGCGTACAGGGTGATCGAATGGTGCGTTGACGTAGGTAGCCATCCATTGGCCGTTCTTCTTGTGCAGGTCTATCGCCTCTACCATCTCCCTCTCCTTACCCTCTTGTCTATCCACAGATACACCGTATCATCATATTCATCATCTGTCAACCCCCTTGTGGTATGTATGTGTGAAGCCTGGGTATTGACACAGCCTAAGAACTAGGTCATACTAGACGGGCGGCGGGTGGGCAGTAGGTCCTAGACCTAGTACCTAGACTAAGGAGCCGACATGCCTAAACTCAAGTACCGGACACGGATGCCCAGGCCGGACGACCCCAGCGTTCTACGGCGCATCTACCAGGCGACCCGCAAGGGACACCCCATCACCACCGCTGGCACCCTGGCAGGCCTTGGAGAGAGTACGGCCTACGAGTGGTACAAGCTGGGACAAGCGCAGCTCCAGGACGGCGAGGAACACGGTTCACATGTCCGGTTTGCGAAGGTGGTAAACCTGGCTGAGGCTCAGCGCGTGGATGCCCTGCTGGATCTGATCACCGAGCACGGGCGCAAGGGCAACTGGGTGGCCCTCATGACTAGGGAGGAGCGCCGTCGGCCCCAGGACTTCGCCAGGCGCTTTGAGGCTAAGGTAGAGACCACGATAGACCAGCACGTCACCTTCTCGGTCGAGGCCCTGTCCCCGGCCCGGCAGCGCGCCCTGGCAGAGCTGGCCCTGAAGAGCCTGCCGGCACCTGAACAGGACCAGGACACGGTAGAGGGGGAAGTGGCAGAGCTGCCGGGCTGGACTGTGGAGCATGACGCGAGCATCCCGATACCTCGTGACCCCGGGGACGTGGTGGAGGGCGAGGTGGTGGAGTGATGCCCCGGTGTCGGCACTGCGGCGAGGCTGGGGAAGTGCACGGCCTCGACCCCTTCGGCGGGGTCACTGGACCGAGCGCCCTTCCCCGTCCTGGGTACGAGCCGGAGCGTGACCCCGATCACCCCGGCTCAGACGTGGAGCCTGAGGGCTAGCCATAACGTGTCAAGTACAGACTCAATATGACTTCACTTAAGGCATATAGTGCGATCCTCCACGTCTACGAGCGAGTCCCCCTATCCCGAAGCGCTAAGGGCGGGGGTGGGGGCAGCGCAACAAGCACCCTGGGGGGCATCGGCCAAGCAGCCCGCCTGGTGCAGTTTGGTCCCGTTCGCCAAGCTATGAGTTATGCTAGAAGGTTCCTGAGACATGTTCCTACTGTGTAAAAAGGCTAGTTCCCTGTGCTAGATATCAATGCTGGTAGACTCTGGGTTGCGGTCTTCGCCCGAGAGTGGTGGCACTGGTTCGCTTTCAGGAACCGCAGTGGGCTGCATGGCTACCGGTTCTGGTGGCATATAGGCCCGTTCCAGGCACGCTGGGGGAGGCACGCGGGGATGTGCGCTACGTGCGAGGAGGCAGTGCCATCTCTCCGGCGCATTAGGGAAAGGGGTTCCTGAGATGTGCGCCGACTGCGGCCGGGTGGTGCCGAAGAAACGGAAGCGTGATGGCTAAGCCCGGCCTTCGTAAGTGGCCGATGATCGTGACTTGTGGCGCCTGCGGACACAAGTGGACTGAGTTGGGAATGCCCTTCATCGTAAAGTGTCCGAAATGTGGGTACAGCGATGCCTAAGCTCAAGGTCGTCCACGTCACCTGGCGCGACTCTGTCGCCCTCCATGGCTGGGACCGCTACGACGCAGAGCGCGGCGCTGCCCTAATTGAGAGCATCGGCTTCCTGGTGGCAGAAAATGACGACCATCTGGCGATAGCGACGTCGCATGATGTCGGCCCGGCTAACGAGCCCTGGTGCCAGTTAACCATCATCCCCGCCGAGGCCATCGTGAAGAAGCGCGTGGTGCGTGATGCCTGAGACTCCGGTGCCCCAGGGCTTTCACAGTCCGTGGGGGCGGGTAGTCGCCCTGATAGAGAACGATGTGGGGGATCGCTTCTATCGGCTGGCAAGCGACGGCGTGGGCGATAGCCTGCTGCCTGCCTTGATGGTGGAGGATGCCTGGGGGGCGTTTCTGGAAGTGCAGAGAAAAGAGTTCGAGAAGACCCATGCCTAACTGGGGTTCCCAGGTCGCGCCCGATCTCTGCCCCCGCTGCGGGGCCTACTGGGAGTGCGAGCACAAGGATGGGTGGTGGGATGGGGCAGCTTAAGCCAATTGATACGTATTGGAACGGGCATCTTTTCCGATCTCGGTTGGAGGCTAGGTGGGCTGTGTTTTTTGACACGTATGGCACCGAATACGATTATGAGCCAGAAGGGTTTCAGTTGGAGAAGCGCTGGTATTTGCCAGACTTCTATTTGCCAGGAGAGCAGATCTGGGTTGAGATAAAGCCGAGGCTCGAAAACATGGCGGTGTATCCGCCCATTGAAGAATTAGTAACGAAATCAGGAACTGAAGGTATCCTCCTAGAGGGGCGACCATACCCAGGACAATATAGGGCTGCACTCTACTACCCTAACCATTTCGATACTCAGTCTGGGGGGGAATTGTCTGGCTGTCGCAAGTGTCCCGCACTCGGATTTTATCTAGGGGGCGCAACTCAAACTGTGTTCGCTGCTTGCGTCTGTACCGAAGAGAGGTGGAAGGGCACCTGCGATTCAGATCGTCTACAGGCAGCTTTCGAGGCTGCAAGTACCGCACGTTTTGAGGGCAGCCATGCCTCGTAAGGCCTTAGACGAGACCACGCGGGCCTACGTGGAGCGGGCGCGGGAGCACTTCCCCTCCTACATGGCCCTGGTCCATGACACGGACATGCCGGAGCTCTTCGGCGGCGGCGCCCTGCCGGCGAAACACCACATGGAGATCATCAACGTCCTCACGGACGACTCCCTCGGCCACTCTCTCATCGTCGCCCCCCGTGGCGCGGCGAAGACGTATCTCGTGCAGGGCTGGCTGGAGTGGCGCCTGGGCCGGGCCTCGCTAGAGGGCGGCAACTGGGCCAACGAGTTCCGCGTCTCCTACACCTCCAACACCGCCCACCAGGCGTACAAGGTGTCGAACGCGATCAAGGCGACGATCCAGGGAAACGCCGCATTTCAGGCGTGCTTCTCCCGCGTCAAGCCACACAAGGAGAAGTGGTCGGAGCCGGAATGGAAGGTGGATGGCAACACCGCCCTCCACTCCAACTTCATCGCCACCGGCGTCGGCGGGCCGCTCCTCGGCGCCCGCGCCGTGATCATCGTCTTTGACGACACCGACGACGAGGAGAACACGAGGTCTAAGCTGGAACGGGAGAAGAACCTACACTGGCACGAGAACACGGCGATGCCCGTCCTCGTTCCCTGGGGCCGGGCGATCAAGATCTGTACGAGGTGGCACGAAGAGGACTCCGCAGCCTGGGCGATGAACCAGGGCTGGCACACGCTCTACATGAAGGCGCTCGGTGACGACGGCTCTTCCTACTGGCCCGAACGCTTCACCGTGGAATACCTGGAGGGGCTGAGGAAGCGGCAGCCCATGTCCTTCGCCCTCCAGTACCAGAACGAGATCACCCCGTATGAAGGGATCATGTTCAAGCGCGACATGTTCCGCAACCGCTTCGACTGGGCACCGAAGCCCGAGGAGATCCGCCACGTCTTCGCCACCTGGGACACGGCCGGGACCCTCACCGGGAGATCGTACACCGTGGGCCTCATCGTCGTCCTGACGAAGACCTGGAAGTACTATGTGATGATGATGTATCGGGACAAGATGGAGTACGCCCGCGTTCGAGATACGATCAGGGGCGCGGCGAACCGGTTTATGGTGGATACCACCGTCATCGAGGCAAAGGCCACCGGACAACCTGCCGTGCAGGAGCTGACCGGCGATGCGAGCATGTACGGCAACGTCGTGCCCGTACTCCCGCCGGGGCAACGCGGCGGTCCGGCGCAGCTCGACTGGGTAGACCAGATCACGCCCGCCCTTGACGAGGGGCGGCTGTGGCTACCGTCGCCTGAGTTCTCTGCTAGGAAAGGGACCGACGATTGGGTGCCGCAGTTCCTGGCCGAGATGATGGCCTACCCCGAAGGGAGTAACGATGACATCGTGGTGGCCCTCACCCAGCTCATCTACCATGTTGAGCGCGAGAAGCACCGCTTTGAGATGCGGGACAGGAACAAGCTAGGCCCCATCCGCTACGGCAACCCTGCGGAGGAGCGGCGGGGCAAGAAGTGGTGGCAGCGGCCGAGAGTGCGGGAGCCTAGTAGGAAGTTGCTGGTATGAACCAGGACCCCCGTCCCCCGATGATGGAAATCTATTGCCCTGACTGCGGCAACAAGATCGGGCGCCGCCGCCCCGACGGGCAGATCATCGTGCGCTGGAAGGGCCGCGTGGTGCGAGCAGACTCCTGCGTCATCACCTGCGAGGAGTGCGGAACCGACAAGGAGCTTGACGAAGCTGCTACACTAGACGTAATCTAAGTTAAGCAACACGGGACGTTCGGCCCACTGTCACGGGCCACACAACCGCCCACTGCGACAAGCAGGAGGGCGTTTCTCATTCCTGAGCCGCTCGACGTTGAAGAACTGATCCGGCTGGCGGACAGCCTGGAGCGCGACGAGTCCTTCGCCAACACCCGGACGCGGGTGCAGAACCGCCGCAACCTGCGCCGCCGCATGGTCGATGTGGCGATCAGCGGCATCTCCGAGAAGCTGGAGTACAAGACCGCTGGCCTGGAAGTTGCGGAGGATAGGTACGCCAACCGCCTGCGCTCCGCCAACATCAAGATACTGGTGGCGTCGCGGAAACAAGCGTCCATCTCGGTCGAGAAGGCGCAGAACATCGAAAACTTCTTCTACCGCCTCTACCACGACCTGCGCCGCAAGCGCACCAGCCGCATCCGCGCCCCCGACGACCGCGCCATCCGTTATCAGGTGTCGGACTTCGTGGGCATCCGTCATCTCGACTGGGCGCCGCACGTCCGCAACAAACTCTTCGGCAAGCTGGGCGGCAGGATCGAGGAATTGCCGAGGAAACTCAAGGTGCTCTTCAAGGACGGCTTCGAGGGCAACCCGTTCGAGCTGCGCGCCCCGGACCCGCTGCGCGTCTTCTGGAACGATGACATGTCGATGGTGGCAGAGATCGGGCGCGTAGGCATCGACCAGCTCACCGTCTCCTACGGTCTTGCGGACAATGCGGACTTTACGGCCATCACATCCGACCTCAAGTCAAAGCACCCGCAGGAGGCCACGCCTACCACCATCCGCTTCTATCACGTCGAGACAAACGGCCACATCTACGAGGCGATAACGAATGACGGGGATACTGGCGGGGCCACGGACAGGCGGAGGTTGCTCCTGCGGAGTTCGCCCAACCCAGCAGGCCGCCCGCGCTACGCCTTCTCGCCGGGGCACGAGGGCACGGGGGACGAGCCGTGGCAGTATTTCAGGCCGCTCCTCGCCCCGCTTTACTCTCTGGCCGAGCTGCTGAACATCACGGGAACCCTGATAACGAGCAGCGCCCTCAAGACGGGTCGTGCCCCGTATCAGCGGGTGAAAGACGGTAGCCGCGCTGATGACTTCTCCTCCATCATGGCGCGTCCTGACAACGAGCGAAACGTTGTCATGCTTGATACCTCGCAGGATACTTGGCCCGATGCGGGAGATGGATACCATTGGGAACCGGTACCCTCACCCGACATGAACATGCTCCTCGCCACTCACCAGCAGCTCCTGGCCGAGTTTCGGGATGCCGGCTTCCCCAGCATCCTCAGCCCAGGCGTGCCGATAGACGCTTCATCGGGCTACGACCGCGCCCAGCAGATGGAGGGCGCCCAGGACTTCCTGGAACCGCCCCTGACCAACATCGCTAGTGCCTGGCACGAACTCTTCCTACTGGCGGCAGAGCAGATCAAGGCGGTGGGGCTGTCCGTCACGATACCCGTCATGCAGATAGCGCAGGGCGAGGACACCCGCATACGCCCGATGGTGACGATCAAGCCCGAAGACCTGGAGGACATCGACCTCGAAGTGAGGCTCGAAAGCGTACCCCGCGTAGTCCAATTTGCAGAGGATGAGTCGGACCGGCGCGACGTGGAGCTGGGCTTCATGGCCCGCAGCACCCTCATGGGCAAGAAGTTTGACGATCCTGTGCGGGAGACCAGGCAGGTGGATCTCGACAAAGTCGGCCTCGCGTCGGCTGAGGCTGCGAACGAGTTTGCTATCCAGTTCATCAAGCAGATGGCCCCCCAGATAGCCCAGCAGATAGCGATGGAGCTGGGGCTGCCCGCGATGGTGCAGCAAGAAGAGGGTGGCGAGGCGAGGCCCGCCCGCCCAGCGGCGGGGTCCGTGCCCGGCCAGGGCTTGCCCATAGTGCCGCCTGTGCAGAGCGAGCCCGGCGCACCGGCGCCGGCAGCCGTGGGCGGAGGGGCACGAGGGGTGGCCCAGTAGTGCCAACCCCGAAAGGAACGCGCTTCAGGGTTAAGACGACGAAGAGTGGTAAGAAAGTGCGCCTCGCATTTCACAAGGGAAAGGTAATCGAAGCGAAGAGGCTAAAGCGCCGTGCCCGATGAGCTGCTCAACCGCGAGATGTCGGCCAAGCACATCAACGCCCTGGTGAAACACGGGCTAGAGGTGTTCGAGGAGACGCTGAGACGGAACTTGGAGAACTTTATGCAGGATGGCTTCCTCCCCTTCACCGAACCCCTCAGGGGCGAGGAGCGCAAGGCGTTCCTGCTCAGCCCTGCCGCGCCCCAGCAGGCGGTGGAGATGATGTCCTCGCAGGAGACGGCGGCTCGCGGGCAGGGCGTCGAGCTGATGGAGGAAATTTTGGAAGCGAGGCAGAGCAATGGGCAGCAGGCGAGCTAGGAAGAAGGCCATGAAGCGAGCACAGCATGAGTGGATTCCCGGGGTGCCGGCCGCGCAGGGCGGGATGACGATTGACGCTCTACTCGCTGGGCGACAGTCAGGTCGCCTGCCGTTACCTGGTAGCCCACGAGGGGTTTCTCAGTTGGGGAACCAGCCGAATCCGTTTCTGGCTGAGGGGCTCATTCCTATCCCAGGACAGCCCGGCGTCTTCTGGGACCCTGAAACGGGTGACTTTGTGGATATCCGTGCTGGGGCGTTTCCGCTCCCTGGCGGCGGCGGTGGGGGTGCTGCCGCCCCCCAGTTCCGCGCAGGCGAGCTGGAGTTCCTGCGGGAGCAGTTCGAGGCTGAACAAGAACAGTTCCAGCTCGACCTAGAGCTGCGCCGCCTCACGCAGCAGCAGGCCAACGCTATCGCTCAGGGCAACCTCGCGCTCGCCCAGCAGACTGAGGCGCGGATCGCACGGATTCAGCAGCGTCAGCAGCAGCTAGAAGCATCGCTGGGCAGGGCGCAGGGCATCGCGGGGCTCGCGTCGTCACGCGGCAACATCGAGGCGCAGCGGGCGCAGTTCCTCTCGCAGCTCGCCGCCAACCCACGCGACTTCGCCCAGCTTAACATTGGGCTGGGCGGGGGCCAGGGATTCCTTGGCCAGCTCCTTAACCGGCAGCCGGTCGGCGGTCAGTCCACGTCCCTCATCGGCCAGACGCCAACGCTGGGCGCAGACTTCCAACGGCTATTGCAGTCCATCACGGCCCGCCCCGACGTGCCTCTCTTCGAGGAGGCAGCCGATCTCTTCCGCAACGTGCCGCAGTTCCGCAAGGGCGGCACCCATATGGTGACGGACGAGCCGATCCTTGGTATCGGCCTTCTCTCCGGGCTGCCCAAGTTCACGCTGGGTGAACCCGCGCCAGGGTTCCCCCGTGGCAAGCCTGAGGACGTTGAGTTCAGTGCCGATGGCAGGCGAATGAAGGTGACGCCGCTCGCTCACGGAGGCCAGGTCACGGCACCGGGACAGGGCTTCAACCCGTTCGGCCCTGGCACTACGATAGAAGACATCTTGGCGGGCGCAGGAATAGGTGGCGGACAGCCTCCAGCGCCTCCCCCCGCCGCACCGAAGCCTCCCGCTCAGCAGCCGTTCACCCTCCCCGACTTCCCCGGCATCGGGGCGCTGCTCGGCTTTCTCTTTGAGGGCAGCGGCCTGCAACAGACTATCGGGAGCTTCGGCCAGGGTACGAGCGCGGGCGACATCGGGACTGCGGCACAGGAGTTCCAGCGTTCGATACCGCGCACGCCGGGCGATGCGATCCGCAGGCTGATGTCGGGGCTGGGGCCACAGCAGTTCCACGGCCTCCTGCCGTCGCAGTTGGGGCTCTTAGAGAGCGTGATATCGGCACTCGGCGTCCCGCCGCAGGACTTCTTTAGCAGCCTCACTCGCTCATTCCCTACCGGCCCTGATCCGTCCCGCATCTCCTTTGGGAACTTCGATCAAGGTGGCTCTGTTACCTACGTGCCGGCTGTGCAATGGCCCTCCTAGTAGGCTCCTTCTTCGACACCCTGCGCCGGACCCAGTCCCGGCGCCGCGATCGGGCCGAGGTGCGGGAGCAGGCTCGCCAGTTCCGAGCGCGAGCCCGTAACCTGGACTTCGCGGGGTTGGCAGGCGACCTCTTCCCGCTGGGCCTGCGCTACGAGCGTGAGCGCATGGAGGACAAGAGGCTGCGCCCCATGAGCTTTGCCGAGACGCTGAAGGAGCGCCAGCTAGCGGCGTTCCAGACGCCCGTGCAGGAGCGGCCCGCGCCGCCAGCAGCGCCACAGCCAACCGGGATACCCCTGGGCGCAGCACCAGTCGTGACGCCTACGCCGCCGCCGCAGGCCCTACCTGTTCAGCAGCCTGTGGCTGTGCCGCAGGAACCCGTCGCTGTTCCAGAACAGCCGGACCCGCTCATCGATCCTGCGGAACGCGCCTTCCAGCGGGTGCTTGAAGTTAACAGCATCACCGAAGAGGAGTTTCTGTCCTTCGACACCAACGCCCGTGTCACGGCGATAGACCGCGCTGTTCAGGCGCAGGTGCCGGGTTCGGGCATCAGCACGGCAGAGTTCACTCAGCTTGTGAAGAAGGAGCTGCCGGACGCTCCGTCACCGCTACGGGCTGGGCTTGCCCTGGCTGGAACTGTGGAACAGGCGGGGCGCGAGATCGGGGCATTGGCGACTACTAGCATCCGGCAGACTGCGGAGCCACTGATACCCGGCGGCGGTCAGCCAAGTCTTGAGGCTGCCCGCGAGGGCGGTTTGCAGGGTGCCATCGAGCGCAGCATCGACGTGTCCATCCCTGGCCCAGTTCCCCTTGGCCCAGCGGACGTTCTTAATCCGCTGAACCTCATCGCCATTCCATTATTCGATCCTGCTGTTGCGCGGATACTCGGCTTCACTTTCAAGACTGGCGCACGAATCACCCGCTCTCTGCTCAACCGTCTGGGGCGAGAAGCTGCGGAACAAGCTACAAGCGAGGCCCTGAGCGCAGGTGACCGGATCGCGCTGCGTGAGTTCTCCGAAGAGGTGGAGCGGGCAGCCGTTCTCACGTCGGGCGAGGCTGCTGAGGTGCGGGGCCTAACGGGATCACCGCCAGGTGGCCCCGTGCGTGACACGGCCGCTGCTGAGCTGCCCACCGGCCTTCCTGGCCCCGCCCGCGCCGTGGAGCCTGCCCCCGTAGCGCCTGCGCGGGCTGTACCAGCGCGGGCTGCGGCTGCTGGGGGAGAGCAAGCGCAAAGTTTGGCGGAGCGAGTTGCTCGACTGGAACAAAGTACCGATGATCTTGCTGACCAAGCGAGAGACCTTTGGCGGCTTCAGCGTCGTGCCGAGGCTGCGGATGGCGGCACTGGTGACACACGCCTACTGTTCCGCCTGAACGAAATAGACAAACGCTTAAAGGCGCAAGGCGTAGAGATAATCGACCGAACTGGAACTCCCTATGGCCTGGGGGAAACTACTGAGGTAATCATCAACGATGCGCCTGCTGGTACGGAGAAATTTATTGTTAGTGATGTGATTCAACCCACGGTGAAGGTAGACGGGAAAATAGTAGTCCCAGGCCAGGTAGTAATTGACGCTGCGCCTAGCCCCGCCCGCGCCGCTCCCGTGGAGCCTGGGGCTGCTGGGCGTATTCCTAGCCCGGAGGAGTTACAGCAGACAGCTACGCGCTTCCGGTCCGCACGGACAGGTTCACCTGTGCAAGGTACGTTGGTGCGTGGCGAGACGACTACGGCCACGAACCCTCCTGCTAGATGGCAACTTGCCGGGCGCTCTCTCACTACGAACCCCCGTGTTGCGTCTAGGCTTGGAGAGTTTCCGGCCCCTGATGCACCCGCCTTTGGCCCTGCCCAGCCTGGTGCGCGTGTTACTTCGTATGACGTGAACTTCCAAAACCCCTTGGTGGCGAGGGACAAAGCTGATGCAATGAGGCAACTCACGGGACGGGAGCCCAAGCAATTCATACAAGGACGGGAGAACTTTGACGAACTCGTAGCGCGTACAGCGCGTGACCAAGGCCATGATGCCATCATTTTCCGAAGTGGCGTCGAGGACGAGGTGCTAGATCTCACAACGCTGAGCCCCGCCCGCGCCGTGGAGCCTGGGGCGCCTACTGGTACAGGGCGTACTCCTGGCCTCGGCGGGCCGAGTATCCAGCAGCAGACTGGACGTAACTTGGTATTCCATGAAACTAGTCCCGATACTGCTATGGAGTTCCTGAATGCAGGTACAGTGCCGCTCCGTGGGCCAGCAGGGCGGTCTGGGATATTCGTGTCTGATGCAGCCGAGTTGGCGCTGGGGCAACAAGGTAAGGGTGCAACCGTGGTGTTTCGTGCTGACAGGCTGACAGGCAGGGTGTCTCGGCCAGTAGGCCAGAGTCCAGAGTTGGCCGCACAATTAGGTACGAACTTCAGGGTTGAGAACGCGCTAGATGCGGCGGTTGTTGAAGTGCGATTTACTCAGGAGGCAGCCGCGTCACAGAGAACTGGGCAGATCATTCAGGAAGTGGAACGCACGGGCAACTTCTTCGGGCGTCCAGCTTCTGTGACTCGTGGCCCCGAAGGCAGCGCAATACGCCTTGGGGATGTCCCAGCCCCCGTGGAGCCTGGGGCCGCTCCTGCGGTCCGGCAGGCGGCTCCGGATCCGCCCGTTGCTCAGGCAAACCCTGTCGAGCGCCTGACAGCACTTATCAAGGAAGCGAAGCCCGTGCGGAAGCTTACGGAACGCCTGAAGAGCCGGGAACTATCGAGGCGTGTAGGGCGAGTTGCGGGCGAGATCGAGAGAGGCGAGGGCGAGCAGGCATTCATCAGGGCCAAAGGCCAGCTCAAGGGCGAGCTGCCGAAGGCCGCGTTTGAGCCGCCGCGTGAGTCACTGGGGCCGAGCGATGTAACCGACCTCTTCAATCAGGTTCGTACTGCGGGGGGACTAACCCCACTGAACCGCGTCAACGTGGCGGACGCGCTCACAAAGATATTGGCTGGAGAACTGCCTACGCGGGGTGAGATCGTGGCCCTAGAGAAGGTGTTTGGAGCCGACTTAGCGAAGGCCATACTGTCGAAGCGACCGTTGACAACTAGGGCGTTTGAGAGCCTTCTGAGCGCAGCTAACTTGCCCCGTTCTATCCTTACGGCCTTCGATCTGTCGGCACCCTTGCGGCAGGGTGCGCTGCTCATCGGGCACCCCAAGGAGTTCTTCGGCAACTTCCCTGTGATGATACGGGCCTTCGCTAAGCAGAGCGTGGCAGATGAAGTCGCCACCCAACTAGCAGCAGGTCCGCAGGCTGCTCGGCGTGAAGCGGCGGGGCTATTCATCGCTGACATCGGGGAGGCGACGACACTGGCAGCCCGCGAAGAAGCGTTTATGACCACGCTGGCCAGTAAGATACCCGGCGTACGTCAGTCGCAACGGGCCTATGTCACTTACCTGAACAAGCTCCGCGCTGACACGTTCGATAACACCGTTGCGGGCTGGGAGCGACTGGGCATCTCAGCGCCAGAAGACGAAGCCGCGTTAGCCAACATGCTCAACGTCTTCAGCGGAAGGGGGAGCCTTGGTCCCCTCAATGAGTTTGCACCTATTCTCAATCAGGCTTTCTTCTCATCTCGGTTGCTCGCCAGCCGCGTACAGGCACCACTCCAACTTTTTTCGTCTTCTAAGTTAGTGCGCCAACTCGCAGCCCGCGACCTCGCAGCCTTTGTGGGGACTGGCATCGGCATCCTGTCAATGGCGAAGCTGGCCGGTGCGGATGTGGAACTAGACCCGCGTTCCTCTAACTTCGCAAAGATTAGGGTTGGGCCGACGAGGCTGGACTTCTGGGCAGGCTTCCAGCCCATCGCACGATATATTGCCCAGGCTGCTACAGGTGAGAGAAAGTCGGCGCTGGGCAATATTGGAGAGGTGTCGTTGGTAGAAACGGCTACGCGCTTCCTCCAATCGAAACTCTCTCCCCAGGCTGGTGCCGCCGTGGATATAGTCCGTGGCGAGACGTTCATCGGAGAAGAGATCACTACTGACCCAACGAACATCCGCACCCAGTTAAAGAACCGGCTGACCCCGCTGTTCCTGCAAGATCTCTGGGACGGGGTTCAGGAAGCGGGAGTGACGGGTGCGTTCCTCACGTTGCCGGCCGCCTTCGGCGCGAGCGCCCAGAGCTATCGCACACTGTCGGAGGAGATCGCGGCTCAGATCGCAGCAGACATCGAGACTGGTGCTATCGGTGCGAACTACGACGTGCAGCCCCTACGGATAGGCGAACTGGACGGCAGCGACGCGCAGAAGTTCAGGGAGCTACACCCGGAACTTATCGCCAGGCAAGAGGAGCAGTTTGCTGGTGCGCCTGGCGACGATCAGGGCCGGTACTTCCGGCTTACCGAGGCTGCCGACGATGGGGCGCTGGAGAACTTCGGGCGCATCCAGGAGTCCGCGAGCACGGGGGTGTACGGTGACTTCTCCGAACAGGATGCGCGGCGTACCATGTGGGACTCCTTCAAGGATACGCTCACGCGCAGGGCGGGCTCGTTTGAGACGGCAGAGCGTCGCTATCCATCAGTGGTGGAGGAGCTGCGGAACGAAGAGGCGATAAGTCCGACCGGGCGTGCGCTCAAGAAATATTTTGAGTTGCAACGCCGCCATTCCAACCGAGAGACGGAAGAACAGTGGGCTGCCTACGAAGCCGACCTGGAACGCACGCTCAACGCACGGGAGCTACGGGACATAGAGCGGCAGCTAGTCGTCGAGGATCACGATCTTGAGAAGGTGTGGCATGACCTCAACGATGGCCTGGAGCCCTACTACGAGATCCCTGCCGAAGATGATGCCAGGGGTTCGCGTGGGGGTAATGCCCGCGAGGAGTGGCGCAGGCAGCACCCGCAGCAGGACGCGCAGCTCTGGGTCCTGGGCAGGGTGAGCCGTGTACTCAGCACGAGGGCGGCGAACATCGGGCAGAGGCTAGGGAGGCGGGTGTTTGGGCAGAGTGTGCAGCCATCGCGGGGTGGTCGTTCTGGGCGAGCGGGCAGATGAGGCTAGCAGTAGCGGCGAATGTCCCGATCAGCGTCTTCGATTACAGTTTCCAACTGGCCCTGAGGGCTGCCCCTGCTGTTGCGTCTTGGGATTTCAGCCAGAGATACAGTAGCCTCCGCTTTCATAATGTGCGCGGCTTCGCATCTCGGATCAGGGGCTTCAGTCTCAACAACGATCACCGCCTCCTCTTCCCACGGCGCGTCCGCCACGGCGGGCCAGATGGCGAAGACCGAGGCGACTACGGCCACGATGAGAACAAGGAACGTGAAGCGCAACTGCATGGGCCACCTCTTAGGAATGGTAGGATAGCATGATAGATGGCGCGTTGACAAGCGAGTACCGCTGCCGGCGCTGTGGGCATCTGCTCTTCAAGGGCAACCTAGTCGTGGCGTACATCGAGATCAAATGCAGCAGGGGGACGTGCGGCAACATCAACAGCTTCAACTGGGAGCTTGACAACGTTACGGTTCCTACGTTAGCATAGCTGGCAGGTACGACGGCCTTCTGAGCCGCTATTATTGACACCCTTCGAGGTGCGAGCCTCGGAGGGTTTTATGTTTCCCCTCAGGCAGTCACCCGACGAACCCACGGCAGCGACAGCGGAGCCCGAGGCTACTGCTGCGGTTGCACCTGAAGGCGGGGCCGCACCCGCCGCTGAGCAAGAGCCCCCTGCGGGGGAGAGCGGAGCCAGCGGGACAGAGGACGAGGCCAAGCCCGGACAGGAGGCGACTCCAGACCCACGTAGCCAGATAGCGGAGACGCTCAAGGCGCTCAGGCAGGAGCATCCTGACCTGTACGACTCGGTGCTCTCCCCCGCAGAGCGAGAGCGGCTGCAAGGTGGGCAGGAAGAGCGTGGTGAGGAAGTTGCGCTTAGGGAGAGCCAGTACAACCGACGCGGGGCGCTGGATGCTGCTCGCTCAACCTTCGCCAGCACTGAGCAGGAGATCCGGGACAAGGGCGCGGACGCCTTCGAGGCCCTTGAGACGGAGTTAACCCGGCAGGCCAAGCTCGTGAGTGACGGACAAGCGACCACCATCACCACCGACTTTAAGTCTGTCTCAGCCTCCATCGACACGATGCGCTCCGACATGACGCGGGCTAGCTTCGGCCTTGCCGCCGCGATGTATGACGACGCGGTGCAGGACATGCTGGAGACCCACACCTCTCGCCGCTATCTCACGGCGGAAGACCGGAAACGCATTGACGACGCGGAGCCCAAGGACAAGCTGCGGATGCGTATTCACGCGCAGCTCGACGCCGCTATCAAGCGCGGCTCGACGGCTGAGGTGAGGCTGGCGGCGAAGAAGGAAGCCGAGGAGACGGTCGGCCTGACGGAGCACCTGACGAAGATTCAGGCCCTCATCCCCGCGAGCGGTGCGACGGGTGCCCTGGAGACGGGCGCATCTGACGGGCGCAGCGACAAAGACGTGCTGACCGACCCGGACACGTCCGTTGAGAGACTATTGGAGATTCGTAACCGCCAGAAAGGCGGATAAAGGAGGGCATGCAAAGTGCCTAATTTTCTCATACGACTATGGCGTGAGCTTCGGCTGCGCCAAATGGTGCGGGCCTATCCCGTAGCTGGTGGCGCAACGGGCGAAACCACCAGCGGTACGCTGGCCGACTCGCTCCCCTCCATCATTGCGGACGCCCGCATTGTCCGCGAGTACGAGGGGACGTGGCAGCGCACCACCGATGTACGAAAGCTGAAGGATGGCACCGGCCTGAACTGGCAGGAGATTTCCCTTGCCCAGCTCACGAGCCAGGACATCAGCGAGACTACGAACAACGAGAACGCCCAGCAGGTACAAGACACGCTGCTCTCTGTTGAGCCGACCATGACGCAGATTCTCATCAAGGTCACAGACCGCACCTACCGCAAGATCGCGGATGTGGTCGAGTCCAAGATGGGAACCTTGGCCGGCAACGCAATGGCGCGGAAGAAGGACGACGACTACCTCGCACTGTTCTCGACCTTCGCCACCACAGTCCAGCCGGGCGCTGGCGTAGCGTTTGCCTACGGCTACATCTCAGCCGCCAAGAACCGCATCTCGTCCAACGCGACGGAGCCCTCAATCGGCGCGATCTACTCGGTGCTGCACGGCTTCCAGATCAAGGACATCCAGGACGCCATCACCTCCGGCGTCGGCACCTTTGCCGTCCCTCACGGCATGACTGAGGACACGTTCCGCCAGGGGTTCGCAGGAACCGTCACCGGCGTCAACGTGTTCGAGGACGGCAACATCACTATTGACGGCTCTGCGGACGCTCGTGGTGCAACCCACGCCAGGGAGGGCGTCGTCGCCGTTATGGGGATGAGCATCAAGACCGAGACGCGGCGCGACCCCGCCTTTGGGGGCGGCGCCGACGAAATCTTCATGACCGACGAGTACGCCTTCGTAGAGCGGTCTGCGAGTAACTGGGCTTTCGGGCACCTCTCGGACGCGACTGCGCCGACTTCGTAATAGCCGCAATCCCACCGGAAGGTGGGGGCGGGAAAGGAAGACACTAATGGCAGAAGCAGGACCAGGCAAGATTCGACTATTCAACGACTTCTTCGGCGGAAACGCCCTCGCCAACACGCTCGACGCTTCCAACATGGGCGACTTTTACGCTGGCGGTGAGTCGCACGAAACCACCTCTGGGGGCGTTGCCCCGGCATCTTTCCTGTCGGGCTGTGTCGCGATTACCTCAGACAACACCGACGCAGACACGGTATTCATCGGCACGGGCATCGGGTTTGACGTGGCGCTGAATGGCCCGATTATCTGCGAGACTAGGGTGCAGATGCCTGACGTGGACACCAAGGAAATCTTCTTCGGGATTACCAGCATCCTCACGCCCGATGAGCAGCTCCAAGACATCCTCATCAACTCATCGGCCACGGTTGTCACGCTTACTGCGGACCTCGCTGGGTTCTACTTCAGTGACGAGCTGACAGCCAGCGCGACCGACTGGCACGGCGTCCACGCAGGCGGTTCTACCGCCGACGGTGCCACCGCCGCCGATATTACCTTGGGTGCGACCGTCACGGCGGGCGAGTTCCAAATCCTTCGCCTTGAGGTAGACACCAACGGCACGGTGCGCTGGCTAGTGGACGGCGACGTCAAGAAGACCGTCGTGGGAGCGGTTTCGACCACGACCGACGTGGCGGTGTGCTTGGCGGCGGCTGCCAACACCACCCAGGCCGCCATCATCCAAGTGGACTACCTACTGGTCAAGGCCAACCGTGACTGGACCGTCTAAGACCTAGCGGGATGCGGGGGGCATCACGCCCCCCGACTCCCTTTCAAGTGCCGACTGTTCGGCAAGGGAGATAACACATGGCGACACCATCACAAGAACACAGGGGCTGGCACTTCGATGCCCCGAACAACAGGCTGGAGTTCTTCTACAAAGGACTGAAGGTCGGGCACCTCGACGCCAGCGGCTTCACCGTCACTGACGGCACGACCACATATATCAACAACAACCTCGTTCAGAACGCGGGCATCGCTACCGACCTGAAGACGCATGTGCAGAAGCTGGGCTCGACGGCTGCGGTCGCCTCGAATGGGGGGGATGCCCTCCTGGCAGACCCGGCCTTCATTGCCCCAGCGGCGCTCAAGATCGTCTCGGCCTGGCGACTGCCCCATACGGCCAGCGAAGTGACGAAGGGCACGTTGACAACGAGCGCCAGCTATCGGCGGATGACGCTCATCACCAACACCGCCGGGGCTGGGTCGGGCACGAACATCGTGGCTTCCTTAAACGCGACCGCATCGGTGGCGTCCAGGGTATCGCGTGCGTTCGCCATTGCCGCCTCTACTGTCCCGGTAGGGGCCATTGTACTCTGCTCGCACCTCACGATCGGGGCAGCCACGGGAGACGGGACGGACATGGCCGCGAGCGACATGTTCATCGCCTACGAGCTGGTCTAGATGGCAAAGATAGATCCGCTCATTGCTCTGGCGATCCCGACATGGGGCAAGGTGTCTATTAGCTGGGCGAGCGCAATGCGCCACCTCGGCGGACCGCTCGGCGCCAATACGGTAGAGCTTTCACCTGTCGTGGGGAAGCCCATCGCGGAGGCTCGTAACGAGCTGATGGAGGCGGCTATCCAGAACAACTGCGACTACATCCTCTTTGTGGGCGATGACGTGTTGCTCCCACCGGGCGCGCTGAACGAGCTCCTGCAACGGACGTGGGACAACGCCGACGTGCATCTCGTGACGGGGATGTACTGGACGAAGACGTGGCCGACGCAGCCCTACATCTGGCGCGGTATTCAGCGCGGCCCGTACCTCGACTGGAAGCACGGAGAGTTCTTCGAGCTGGACTATGCGGGCTGCGACTGCCTGCTCATCCGGCTCACGCCGGAGATGAAGGCGCTGGGGCCGGACTGGTTCTCAACAGAGTGGACGTGGGAGGGCGGCAAGGAAGGGCCGGCGCTACTGGCTACCGAGGACTTCTACTTCTACACCAAGGCGCGCAAGGCGGGCTTCAAGCTCTGGTGCGACAGCAACGTGCAGTGCATTCACGAGGATAGGAACAGCGGCCAGCAGTTTGCCCTCACGACCGATATGCCCCAGTACGAGAGCGGCAAGGAGCCGGAATTGCCGGACGCCGAGACTGACGCAGCGCCGTTGGTGAAACTCGCTGAGCTTGGGGCTGGGGTATCGTCGCCCTTCTTCGGGCACGCCGACAGGGTGAAGGTCGTGCGCTTCGACGGCAACGAGAAGGTCAACCCTAACTACCGCTGCGATCTGCGGCATCTACCCGTCGATGACCAGAGCTTCGATGTCGTCCACAGCCGCCACGTGCTGGAGCACTTCGGGCGGGCAGAGGTGATGAAGGTGCTCAGGGAGTGGACACGCATCCTGCGGGTGGGCGGGGAGTTTCGCCTGTCCGTGCCCAACATCATCGCGGCGATGCGAAACATCATCCTCATGGAAGAGGGCGTGATAGAGCCCGATCGCTATCCCTTCTGGCAGCTCTACGGGAGGCAGGCCGACGAGAGCGACTTCCACAAGAACGGCTTTACCCCGAAGCGCCTGAAGCTGCTGCTAGAGCGCCTGGCCATCTTCGAGGATATCGAGGTGGTGACGGGTGATGGCGAGGACGGGGAGATGAACCTGTACGCCACGGCCCGCAAGGTGTCCCATGTCTCACCGAAAGCCCTGCTCCCCGACTGGGATGAGATCGCCAAGAAGGAAGGGATTGAGATCCCAGGCCGCAATAACGGCAGCGTAGAAGCGGCCTTCGAGGAAGCGGTCGTAGCAGGAGGCGAGTAGATGGTTGCTGGAAAAGTACAGCCGATTGTTTCCACCGCAGATGCCACGTTGAAGGCGACTTCCGGCTACATCTACTGGATCACCATCAGCAATATCCACGCAACGGATGCGGCGAACGTGGAACTGGACAACGGCGGCACGGATGTGTGGGGAGTGCAAGTAGAGGCCCTAGACAAGAATATGCCGCCCTTCCATGCCGTGTTCGACCCACCAATCTACTGCGATACGAGCATCATCATCGACATCACGGGCGGGACAGTGAAGGCCACAGTGGGCTTTAGTTGAGGGCATGAGGACATGATCTGTAAAGGCCCTTCGCCGTGAAGATTCCCACCAGTTATGTGCGCCCTGACGAACCCTCTCGCGGCCTGTTTGAGGGACCGCGTAGCATCCCCGGCAAGGGGAAGCGGTGGATACAGGCCATCTACGTCATCAGGGACGACACCATCGCTGAGTACGTGCAGGACTTGGGGTCTGCATCAGACTACGAACGCATCCAGCCTATGTTCATCCCAGGCTTCGGGGACGACACCGTGGCCGAGGTGCAGGCCCTGGCAGAGAAGAACAGGCACGACACGTACTGGGCAGGGCGCGTAGACGAGATGTTGGCTGGGAGCACGCTGATAGAAGACCACCTCAAGCAGTTGGAGGTGAACCGGCTAGCCATCCGTAACAGGAGCCAGTTCGGGCCAGGCTACACGGCCCAGCGGAACGGGTATCCGCGAGCAGCAGCAAAGGAGAAGTATGCCTGACACCGACATTCAGCGAGCACAGGACGTGCGCGACCTGCGGAACCAGATCGGCACCCTCCAGGTAGAGGAGCAACAGGAGATCGTCTTCAAGGAGATCTCGCCCCGCCGCGTCAAGCGGACGATCTACTCCATGACGAGCGGCGAGCCCCTCACTATGCCCCGGTACATGGCCGAGCGAGCGATCAGCAAGCGCCTGGACAACGGCGGCTACATGTTCACCGCCCGCAAAGAAGAGGCGCCGGAGTACAAGCTAGGCGAGATCAAGTGCTTCCTTCACCGGGAGAGTCCCGATCAGGTCTTCCTCCAGGAGATCGGGCTGTCGGGCATCTACTGTCCGAAGGCGACCATCGCCAACCCGCACTCCAAGAGGATGCACGCCCTACACCGCCACCACGACGAATGGGAGGCGTACCAGGACTTCCTAAATGACAGGAAGGAGACAGCGACCAACAAGCGTCAGCAAGACCAGATAGACGCGACATTGGCGTTGGCGGAAAAGGCGAGCGGCACATCCCTGCCGAAAGTTCGCTGCAACGCCTGCGGCCAGGAGATAGAGGGCAAGCTGTCCGACCACCAGTGCCAGGGGGGAGTGCAGGGCTAAGTGGGAGCCATCGAGAGCATCTTCCGGCAGGCGCATAACCCCGTTGCCGTCCTCACGGCGCAGGGTCGCGTCTTCAACTTGTCGGCTTCTGCCATCAACACGACGACGCTGGGCACCACGACGCTCGCTAACACGACGCCGACGTGGCTGCTGGACGTGCCGACCGGCATCACCTGCTTCCCCATCAGCTCCTCGCTGCAACAGGCGGGGACTGTAGCTGGGGGTGCGATCACGGTCATCATGGAGACGGACAACGCCGACCGCTACACATCCGGGGGTACGGCCCTCACGGTGCTTAACGCTCGCACAGACGGTGGTGCGCTGCCCTCCTCCGGCGGCGTATCACCGGCCATGTACTCCCGCATCAGCACGGCGATCACCGCCACGAACGCCTACGGCAACCAGATATGGAGCGTGATCGTAGGTCAGGACATCTCGCCTGCGGAGGGGGTGCCGAACGAGCTGGTCTGGACGCCGCCTGCGGGGGCGCCTGAGTTCCTCGTCGGCCCTGCCGCCTGGCTCATCTACACGAACGCCGCCAGCACCGGCCCGACCTGGCTGTTCTCGTTCAAGATAGCCGCATTCCTCACGACGGACTTGTGACATGGCTGCACTGGGCTGGCTGATGAACCTGTCATTTAGCGGCGGCGACCTCGACGTAGCGGCGGCAGTAGCATTGGGGATCAACCCGCGTGTCTCCTACAGCCATCGGCGGAAGCGCCCCTATGGGGAATGGATCAGCATGTTTAGGAGGCTTCGATGGGCATCATCGAACTGGCCCTACTAATACTCACGACCATCTTCTCAGGGGCGAGCGCCCTGGGTGTGGGATGGCTCATCTTACGGCTGCGCTCACGGGGCATCGGGACTGGTACGGCTAGTAGCGGCTTCACCGTCTCTGTAGGCGACTGGGATGCTGCGGCTCACGTACACGAGTTCGCGGAGAGGAACCCGAATAAGTACGGCGACGACAAGCGGCACTGCAACGTACCTGGCTGCGGGGAACCAAAGCCGGACTAGGGGGACAGATGGCTGAGCCAATCAATATCACGCACCAGGAACGCTTTGATGTGGTTGCGAGCGAGAACGCCATGCTCCGCATAGAAGTGAAGATGCGGATGGACCGGGAAGACGTGATGCTCCGGCGCATCAAGGAACTGGAGAGGGATATAGCAACGCTGATGGCAGCGACAGTGACGCCGCCCAACCGTGCTGAGCGCAGGCGCAAGAAGGAGAGCAAGCCATCGTAGACGACATTCAGCTTGACTCCGGCACAGGCGGCAAGGTTCTTGCGGCTGATGATGTCACCAGCGTCTTCTATCAGAAGATCAAGTTAGACCTTGGCGGTGACGGGGCGTCTGTTGTGGCCTCCGTTGGCGCTGGCGTCGTCGGCACTGGAGTGTTGCGTATCACGCTGGGGTCGGACGACCCCGCCGTTGCGGCGTTGGAGCTGATCGACGACGCGATCTTCGTAGACGACACCGCGACGCATGCCACGGGCACTACGAAGCTTATGGGTGTGGGGGCTGTTGCTGTCCCAACTGATACCTCCATAACCGCGAACGACATTGGGATGCTGGCGATGTCCACCGACCGCCGCCTGCATACGGATGCACAGATCGTCGGGCAGGATGCCGACATCACTATCGCCGATGGCGGGAACACTATCACGGTAGACGGCACCGTCACGGCCAACCTCAGCGCCACCGATAACGCCGTGCTCGACACTATCGACGCTGTCCTCGACCTGATCAACGCCAAGCTGGTCACGGGGACAGTCATCGGCGATGTGAACCTTGGTGCGACGGACAACGCGGTGCTGGACACTATCGTCACGAACCAGAGCGCCAGATCGACCGGCGGCTGCAAGATGTTCACCTCGGTGGACCTAGACCAGACCGAGGAGGACGTAACAACGGGGGCCACGACCATCTATGGC